ACCTGGTTGCCCGGGCTCTCCCATTGCTTGACCTTGGCCAGCGCGGCAATCGCCAGGCTGGACGGCGCGAGGAAGACGTTTTTCTTCGCGGCTTTCGAGTACACGGCCGGCATGTTGTGCACCACCAGGCAACGGTCGAAACCGAGGTCGGCGCCGCCCAGTTCCTGGCTGTAAGTCACTTGATCAGCGACCGAGGCATCCTTGCCATCCAGCACCACACGGGCCTTGATGCGCTTGCCGAACGAGGCGAACTCGCTGGCCACCGCTTTGGTGCCGGTGAAGCCCGGCGCACCGATGATGGTCAGGTCTTCCGGGACACTGCCCAGTGCAGCCAGACCCAGTTTGCGACCGGTCGCCGGCTCAACGCCGCCGATCACTGCGTTGACGGTGTCGGCCGGAGTCGCGCCCGCTTCGACGATCACCACGTAGACCGGCACCTTGACCACTTTGAGGATCTGGTAAACCGCGTGGTACAGCGTGCCCTCTTCCGAACCGGTCGGATCGAGCAGTGCGTGGGTGGTGAAGCTGTTGATGCGGAACGGTGCGTTACGCGGAATCAACGGATCAGCCTTCGGCGCGGTGCCGACCAGACCGATGACGTTGTCACCCAGGCCACCCATGGCCTCGGGGGATTCAGTGGCATTGACGGTAATGCCGTTGTGCTCGAAGTTCAGAACCTCAGCCATGTTCAGTCAGCCTTCTTGGCAGCGGCCTTTTTGGCCTGGGTGGTAGGTGTTTTCAGTTCCAGTCGACCGGCGCTGTGCAGCGCACTGGCCTCGACGTCGAGCAGATCAAGGTCTTGACCGACGCTCGACCAGTGCCCACCGCCGGTGGGGAATGGGACGAGCACGGTGTAGGTTTGGCGGGTTGCCATTTTTCGTTTCTCCATAAACGGGAAAAGCCCCTCGTGGGGAGGGGCTTTGGCGGGTGTTGATTTGTTTTAAGCGGACAAGAAAACGCCCCGAGGTGCGGGGCGTCTATCAGGTCCTTTCACTCAACCAATCAGGCAATTGGGGGCGATATTGAATCGAAGGAAATTCCTCCCTCTGCGGCCACTGACGTAGCTGCTGCCGATACATTTGTAAATCGGAGTACTGCACAGCAGTTAGCGTAGTAAGGCCGCTTCCTTCCAATTCGTCTCGATGCCTTGCAACAAGAGTATCGGTTGATGCCAACTGCGCGTTGCGCCATTCGAGGCCTATGGACTGCAAAGTCGCTCTGTCAAACGGCGGAGGCTCGACCAGAATTGGCTGACCATCAGGTCCCGCTCCGATTTTTTTTGGTGTTGTTGCCAACTCGTTCAGCAGCGCCTCCCAATTACGCAGGAATACGGGTACCACATCGTCTGGAATATCGAGTTCGTGGACGTCAGGAAGGTAAGCACCGCATGTGCTGGGGCTAAATAAAATAATCTCTGTCATGCTCAAACCCCTATTGCTCGCCAGTAAACTGCCCAAGTGGCCAGAGTCCCGTTACTGCCGTTTTGAACTCGAAGAGTACATCCGGTCTTCTGGATAGAGTTGTAAACAACACAGCTCATCAATCCCATGGAACCCATATGAAGACAACTGATTGAGCGCATGGCCGTAGGGAACGCCAATGGATAGGTGATGTAAACATAGCCCTCAGCATCGGTCGTTCCGATCCCCCATTGCTCAATTGCTCCACCCGGGTGTTTCATATATCCGGTTACTGCCCCGTTGGTGGCAAACATCGGCGAATATTTCAACGCAGTATCACCCGAGTCCAGACTCCAGCCGGGACCCAGCAACAAACGCCGGAAAACTGCAAAATTGCCAGGTTGAAGCACAACACTGGTCAAGTTGGTGGTATTGACTGCTCCAAACGTTTCCCCCGCCCGAGTCTTGACAGTTACCCCTCCAGTGCTTGTCAGATGAACCAATCCCCCGGGAGGAACGCTGTCCCAGGCTGGAAGTGTCGCCGTCAAACCAGGTGCGGTGAAGATCGATAGTTTCCCGACGTCGGCAACAGTCAACTGGGTGTTTGCTTCATAGTTTGTCTGGCCGGCGTAACTACCCAGCGCACGCTGAACAAATTTAGTAGTTGCCAGAACATCATCATTACTAAAAACGTTGGCCGTGGGCGCTGTCGGGATACCGGAGAACACCGGAGAACTCAGCGGTGCAAAGCCGAAAGTGATGTTTTGAAACACCAAAGCAGTGGTGCCGAGGAGCACAGGGGCATCGGTAACAAGCTGCCAGATCGTGTCGGCTTGAGTGGTGCCTTGCTCAATAGATACGGTAAGACCTGGCGTTACTTTGAGATCCGAGTCGGCATCTTTGGTGCGAACCCAGAATTCATTTGCAACAACGTACAGTCCATTGTCTTTCGATGATGTCTGGTTTTTAACCAGCACCCTGTCTCCCGCAACGACTGCAACACCATCAATAGTTTGTGAAGCTTTCAGCGCGATATTGCTCGTAGTGGCAACACGTACAGACTGCTTGGAATCAAGCTTCGCCAGCTCATCCGCCACATACCCTGTCACCCACGCACGTGTGGCTTTGACCACCGTGTCATCAATCAACAACGTCACCAGCGACGCATTGCTGGTCTCGAAAATCGAGCGAATGTAGAACTCTTTGCCCGAGCCCGAAGTCGCCAGCACCGGTTTGAACGACTCCGGGTATTTGACGATGGCGTAGAGAATCCCGCTATCAGTCCACAGCCCTGCCTCACGCACATACCAACCGCCAACATCCGGCGGAATGGTGACTTCAGCGAGTAGCCAGCTCGGGTTCTTCTCGTCCTGGAACAGCGCATTGAGCGGCCCGCGCCAGACTTCGCGTTTCAGCGCCGTGGCCGTAGCAGCCGGGTTGTAGACGGAGCCGCCGCCATCGCCGACAGAAATCTGCGTCAACTTGATCGGTACGCCCGCAGCCTTGCACGCCGTTTCGTAGGCAATCCCTGCGTTGGTGAGCAGGGTGTAATAGTCAGCCATTCAGGCCCCCTGAGGATAAATAGTGGATGTTTCGACGGTGTACATCGCGGCGGAAATGAACGCCTCGCCAGAGGTTTCGAGCCCTTCGATGAACACCGGATAAACCGTCGTCAACTCACCGCAGAAAGTCGCAGCGGCGATGCAATGACTGCCGAACGCGCTCAAGCCAACCGTCACCGAAAGGATGTCCCGTTCGCTCTTGGCATCCGCCAGGCGTCGGTCGAGACGGGCGTCGATTTCTGCGCTGTAAGGTTGATCGCTGAAAGCGCGCACCCTGAAGCTGTAAGGCACGCCGGGAGGCGTCTGTTCGTACCAGGCGCGAACTTCCGGGCGCAGTTGCAAACCCTTGGCTGCGTTTTCCAACGCCTTGCGAGTGCCGGCCTGCCGCGCGGTGGGCCAGGCCAGTTCGACGGTCAGGCGCTTTTCCGCTTCCGGTGCGCTGGTGCTCCATTCGGCGACACCGCGATCCGCTGCCAGATACGGCAGGAATGCGACCGGCGTTTCGCTCGGATTCATCAGCTCGGGAAACGGCGGCGCGATGCGATCAAGCAGTGCGCCGAAGCCCAGATCCAGTCCACGTTCGAGTGGAGAGCTGTTGGACGGCAGCAACGTCGGGCTATGCGTTGGCTCACTCATAGCGTCAGCACCTCGACCTCGACTGCCGTGCAGTAGGGCGCCTCGAAGGCGCTGGTGATGATCGGCTCCAGCGGTTCAAGAATCTGCAGTTGCACGGCACCAGCGCTGTGCAGCGTGTAGTCGATCCAGCTCGGGTCGACCCGACCTTCCAGGCGATGGCAACTGTCGGCGTAGGCCTGCAATTGTTGCTGCGCGGCGACTTTGGTCAGGCCCGAATCGGGGCCGGAATTGATCTTCGCCACGACACGGATTTTGTAGCGTTGAATGTCCGCAGCCTTGACCGTGACCAGGTCGGTTTCCGGTCGCACATCAGGGCGGGCGAAGTGCTGACGCACGCCATCGAGCAATGCGGCGGATGGCGTGCCATCGCCGTCTCGCGACAACACCGTGACCTGCACTTCGCCCGGCGCAGTGCGCCGACCATTGCCGTCCTTGACCTGTGCCGCCAAGCCGTCCGGGTTGAAGGTGTAGGTGACATTCACCACACCAGCATCGGTGGATTCGACCTTCACCGTTGGCCGTTCACCGAGGGTGAATACCTCGCGGCGATACTGCATTCGCGAGCCCGCTGCCGGGGCGTGCGGTGCCAGGTAGTAGCGCAACCGGGCGTCGTCGTCGCTTTCATAAATCGGTGGTACTGGCGGGAAGGCTGCCGGGTCACCCGCATCGAGCAACTGTCGCTCCAGCCCCATGTCCGCCAGGCGTGCGTCGAGGTTGCTGCCAGTGGCCCACCACGCCAGCATCTGTTTGATGCGGGCGTTGTATTTGCGTTCGTGGGTTTGCAGGCGCACGCAAAAAGCTTCGAGCGCCAGGGTCAGCAATTCGCTCTCGTTTTCCAGGCTGGTCTTGAGTTTCGCCGCGCTGTCCGGCGCTCGGGCGCCAACGTACTCGACGACGAAAGTTTTGAACTCGGCGAGCAAGTCTTCGAAGGCGTCGACAGTGATCAGCGCCGGTTCGGCCAATTGGTTCTGGCCGGGGATCAACATGCTCATGTCACGACCTCGAATGTCTGTTGACGGTTTTTCCAGGTGCCGGCGAAACGCAGCAGCAGACCGGCGCCCTGACGGCTGGCGACGATCACGCTCGGCTGAAAATCGCTGATCCCGTTCTGCGCGTTGTAGAACGCCTGAGCCGCGTGGCTCTGGGCCAGAAGCAGAACGTCGTCACCGAGGTTCTGCCCCAGCAGCGTGGGGATCAGCGAGCCATAAAGGGGCCTTTTTTGCCGGGTGCCCAGCGGCGTGGTCAGGGCCCGGGTCGCGCGCTGCACAAACTGCAGCCAGTCGTCGACCGTGGCCCCGGAGTCTCTATCGATTCCGATCATGGGAAGCTCTTGATTC